TTTTCTTACAACAAAAATACAACAAATCATTAAAAACTAAGAAGAAACCCATTATCTAAAGCATATATAACCTTTACTATGTAGTTCTTCATGAACGATAATAAACAATAATAGAATAAATATAAAATAAAAACGGCTTAATATAGCCGTTTTTCCTGTTTTTAAAACAACTAAAAAATATAGAAATAAAAAACTCGTACAACAAAATTACAACATATCATTATGTTTCTGATAGTATTGTTGTAAATTTACAACAAACAAAAAAAGCCACTCCGAAGAATGACTTAACTCTAGAAATAGGATGAAATCCCACAATCATCCCGAATATATTATAGCACAAAAAAAGCGCCCCAGTTAGGAGAGGGACGCTTAGGATAAACTTATGAAAAAAGTTTTTCGGAATAAGAACATTATATAACTTTCCGTTCTTTTTGTAAAGAAAAACGCCCCGGAGGGCGAGTGATATATTAACCATATATCAGCAAAAGATATTACAAAAGTGCTTTTAAAACACATGTTTTTTTGGTTGAACGGTCAACAGTATAAATAGTTTTAACTTTTTCGCCCTTTTCGACTTTTATCCTCTTGATATTTAAAGCTGTTTTCGGATATGCTATTCCTTGATTATCACTATCAAACCCTATCATTAAAATTAACTTATTTGTACGTAGTCCACGCTCAAAGTTAACTTTTTGATATATTCCGTTCCCAATTAATCTACATTCACCTTCAAATAGCTCCTGAATTGATTGCATCGCTTCTATTTTTAAAAAAGTTGATTTATCTTTCTTTATATATAACTTGTCAAATTTTAAAGAGTGCTTCTTCAAGCTCTGCCACAGATCAGTTACTTTTCCTTCTTGGTATAACCCAAACAAGTGAGGAATGTTTCTACCTTGGAGTCGTAACATCAAATTCTTTTTGTCTGTTTTCACAATGATGTCTTTATCTATTAGTTTCTCTTGGATGTAGTCGACCGCAGCATATATGGCTGATTCATATTTTAAAAATTTTCTATATTCTATAACACTCAATCGTTCTAGTTTTACATATCCATTAGGTACTCTGTTCATAATTCCTCACAAAAAAATAGAACCACCAATTTAATTAGCGGTTCTATGGTGAAATTTCTTACGATGTCCGCTCATCCATGTGACGTAAAGCCACCTACAGTTGCATAGATTTATTAAGCTGCTAGCTCAGCTATTCAGCCTGCGGAAGGCTGTGATAAATTGCGGATTATAGTGTCCACCAACACTTTCAGAAAGGAGGCAAAACGAGAACGAGACAGAGCTTATTCCGTAATTCCTCAAGTTCATTATAACAGAAAAATTACTTTTTTCAACAGAGAAACTTTGAGAAAGTCTATTTTTTTGTACTTTTCCACGCTTTTTTTGGACTTTTATACTAATAAATGGAACTTTTGTTCATGTTTATTACAAACAAAAAACACCCGCCGAAGCGGGGTTAATTTTAATAATTTAGAGTTTGACCAGCATAAATCAAATTAGGGTTTGAAATACCATTCATTGAAACTAAGCTTTGAACTGTCGTTCCTAAACGGCTCGCAATTGATGAAAGATTATCACCAGATTGTACAGTGTAAGTTCGTGCTGTAGCCCCAGATTGACCGCCTGTGAAGCTAATAACCTGACCAGAGTAAATCATATTCGGATTAGATAAACTGTTCTGACGTGCTAATTCTTGCCAGTTTGTCCCCAAGTTTGAAGCAATGCCACTAAGTGTATCACCTTGTTTTACAATATAACTTTTTGCGGGTGTCGTTGGCTGGCTTGTAGAAGCATCAATAGTTTCCACATCATGAACGGATAACCAGCTCATAATACCATCAAGCAAGACAGTATCTCCATTCTTCTGGATGATTTTATGTGGTTGACCTTTTACCCATTGAGGAATTGTTTCTCCTGTGGCATAATTCTTAGCGCCAAAGTTTACTTTAACCGTCATTCCAACTTCTACATCGTTTCCTTTAACTTCATTGGCTTCTTTACCATTTTCAATGGCCGGTGTAGCAGTATTGGGTTTAACTTCTTGGCCTTTCTGTTTTCCATATCCATTACCTGTGATTCCTGTTAAATCAACATTTCCATCAAGTCCGCCAGCAACATAAGTTGATGTGAACTGGAATACTGAAATTCCGTCCATACTTGGGAAAAAGCTATAGTTTGGAACTGGTGTTACTTCATAATTTGGATAAGCCGCAATCCATAATGAGTTAGGAAACTCTTTGATGATTTGCTTATAGTTGACATTAGCCAAAGTGTACGGCTTGTCAGAATAATACATTGGAGTATATCCAGCCGCTTTTACACGTCGCATTCCGTAAAGAATAGCATCAGTATTTGCTTGCTTATCTCCACTTGCTCCACCTTCATAATCCAAGGCAACAATAGAGTTTTTAGGCGTTTGAATTTTTGGCAAGTAGCGGTCAAGTGCTGCTTTTGCTACTTCTTGCGAACCTCCGACTTGATACCAAATGTAAGTGTGCGCTCGTTTACCTTGAGCAATTGCTGAAGCTACTTGCGTTTCATAGGTGGCTTGGTCTACAAAGGTTCCACCGTAAGTCCCTCCGATTTGGCTAAAAGCAAATTTATCATGAGCATAACCAAAGTTACCATAGTCTCCATTATATTTTGACCAGTCCACCCCTTGGTCACCGACTGCCGCAAATACAGGTCCACTTGCTGCAACAACAAAGAAAGCTACCATTCCAATGGCAGCCTTTTTAATTAATCTTTTCATTTGTTTTCCTTTGATTTATCTTTATTTAAGACTCTATCACTATCTCCTAGACCACTGGTCGTTGGGTCAGCAACAACTCCAACAATTGCTAATAGCGCAAAAGCAGCATTAACCACTGCAGCAAGTTGTTGATTTAAAATAACAAAGTTCCACTTATAGCCGAATGACGCTCCTATAGCTTGTATTAGCAAGAATAGAGCAGGTAGTAAAGCTAACCAAAAAGCTTTGCTTTTTAAACGTAATTTCCAATTGATTTGATTCATTTTACTCTCCTATTTTTTATATTTTTATGCAGTACGTTTCCAATAATATATTGTCGTTGAACCAACCACTACCGAACCGATATTTTCCCATTTTCCTGTGGAATACCCTGATGACAAATTTGAGTTATTTGTGACTACCGAGCCAACTGGGTGAGCTTGAGCGTAATCTATACCTATAACCGCAGGCTTGAGTGAGCCGGTAGCACTATCAACTGCTACTAATCCCATTGGTAACCACTTATAATCAGAACTTTTCTTATTAGGTTTAATGATATTACTAAACCCTACATACTTCGGATAATCAGCAGTTGTGGCTTCGCTAGATAAGGGCATGTATGGTGTAGCAGTTGAACCTTCTTCCCACTTATGACCGGCAGTCCATAAAATTGAATCTGAACCTGAACCAGTTATTTCATATTTGACATAAACAATATCCTTGGCTTTCAAAGTTACAGTTACGGAATCTCTCAACCAATCTAAATCATTTCCCATTAACTTATTAGGCACGATATTACTAACATTTTTACCATTTATATAAACATATCTGTATGTGTTCGCTGCGCTTCCTGAACTTTTAACATAAGACGAAAATGTGTATTTACCGTCTTTTGGAGCTGTAAATGTTTTATAAATACTATTCCATTGACGGGTTCGTTTTTTAACAGTTAATCCTTTATAAGTTCCGTCATTTATCCAAATACCTGAATTTGTCCAATCTCCACTAAAATCTTTACTGCCGTCTATCAAGTTCAAATTCGGATAAACAGTCGTGAAACCGTCAGTTCCGTCTGCGCTGTTGGAATAAGCTATTGTATCTATAACTCCGTCACTTGTTGAAGTACCTCCATTTGCAATTGGAAGCACACCTGAAACTCCAACATTAGTTACATCAGAAGAACCGTCAAAAGTTTGCTGTGCTGAAGATTGAAGATTTACTCCGAGTTTTCTAGCTGTTGCCAGTTTACTTGAACTTACCGCATTGCCATTAAGTGGTAAACTGTTCGCTTGTGCTTCGGTAGCCTTTGCCATTGCATTTTTGGCTTCACTTTCAGCTTGTTTTGCTGTTTCTTGAGCAGTTGTTACATTTTTATTTGTGATTCCGGACTGTTTCATAGTTATCCAACTTTGTTTCAATTCGAGCTAATCGTTCGAGGACTTCTCGCCATGCTTGTTCCTCCATGACCCCTACTTTCTTAATCTATTGGATATGTACCAGTCCCACGAGGAGTACCCCTGTTCACAGTTGGACCAAACCACTGACATACTCCACTTGATGGAATGTCAATATGAAATGCATTCCAACCACCAGCCATATGACCTACAAGGGAACACCTATTTCTGGGACGAAATTCATTTGGAACACTGAGATTTACTAAATTGGAATTTGCAAGAATATTAGAGGATATTTCCCCACCAATTGAATATTCAACTGTAGTCCCTTTCTTCCGTAAGCTAAGAGTGATCCCACCTCCGAGTTCTCCAGACCATGATTTGGTTGGAAGTATTAAGCTTCCATTTACTTCAACGTTACCAGTAAACGTCTTTTTACCAGCAATTGATTCGTCACCAGTTTTATGAACAACCTCATGATCATTAGCTTTCTCACTACCTAGATTATCAATTTGATTTTGCAAATTTGAGGCTTGATTATCATCCAGTTGTTTTTTTAAATTCTTAAACCATGCTTGAAATTCCAAGTCTTTTTGTTCAAATATCTCCTTGTATTGGTCTACAATTCCATCAACATTGATATTATCAAACGGAGTAGACCACCCACATACCGTAAAATCACTACGCATATCTGTGATATCCGCATCAGTGATTTGGGTGGCATTAGTTTTTACGGAAATTTTTGCCAATTGTAATTCGTATGTTGTATCATTTCTAGCAACAGTCGTATCGCCTGGTTTATAGAACAATTGTGTAGTTCTTGCATTTTTATCCATTCGTAAAACAATAGAATCAACACGATCTTGTATTGATGAGGCAACATTTACTTGAATGCCAATATCCGCATCATTTAAATACGAACTTCCTTCAATTACGGCTGAACCGCTTCCTACTTGAATATTCATTCCGTCCTGAGCAGAGCGTACACGCAATCCACCTTTATAAGACATTACAACGCCTGTTTTCAGGAACGCTGCAAAAAATCGCATAAAATCATCTGCGTCATAAAGCCGATCTCCGTGTACGTCGTTCCACGGAAAACTATATTGTGTCATTTTATTCTCCTTTTAATAATGTCAAACACAGTTGGACTTTCTTTGTCCCATAGCGGTGACATGTGATGACCTGTATTGTCCCAAGTTTCATCTATACCTGCTAACACTGAAGTTTTTGTCAAATTGAATAGTTTACTTGTAAACCGTACTCTGTCACCTAGTTCGTAATCTTTGCCATATACAAATAAATCACTTTCTAAATCGATATCTCCATTTAGCGTGAGCACTTCTTCTTGTTCTGCAAGTTTTTCAATTCCACGACTTGTTAAAGTTGCTTTATATTGTGAATCTGTCAATGTGATATCTTTTCCACTTCCATCCTGTGTTTGCTTTTGAATATCTCGTGCATCAACATAAATTTCTTCACGTTCTAAGCCTGCCAGGTTATCATTTAGTTTCACATTTAGTCGTGCAGAACCATCTCCCTCACCAAAAACCCAAGCCATAGTCGCTTCATCAAAGTTTGATGATTCATAACTCTCTGATAGTAAATTATCAAAATCAACGCTGAATTCTACAACATCTGATAAATCTTTTCCTTTTACTATTTCTAGTTTGTTATGAGGATTTTGTAAATTTGTAGCTGTCTCTCTAATACCAATATCATAAGTTGAGCAAAGGGCATCTACTTCATCGCAAACAACACCATAAGAATTTTGATAATCAACAGTTGACGTTGACAACGTACCAGGAGAAGTAATAGATAAATATTGGATTTTTCGGCTGGCTTGACTTGGATTGACAACCTCATTGTTAATATGATCATAGATAATTTGTTCTGGCTTTTTGGTCTGATGATAAATTCTATAAACAATTCTCTTCAGTGATTTTGCACGTAAGGATTTACCAGATATAATAACTTCACCCTTTGTTGAATCATCGCATACTACTCTATCAATATAAAAATAAACATCATTTATATTTAGAATATTATCTGAAATAAAAAGCGAGAAAAGAATATCTTTTCTACGCTGTATTTCCTCACTATTATTAAAAATTATTTTTTGAACATCTTCGAGTAATATTTTTAGTGAAAACTGGGAATAAGTATAGTATCTCCAGTTAACTGTTAATGACTCAAAAACATCTAAGATACCAGCAGATTTAAAATTAAAACCACTAGTTCCTACTCGCTTAAATACTTCAATATCCATACTCTTACACTCCTATAATTAAAGGTGTAAATGAAATGGTTGCAAGAATGCTTTCGTGTCCTTTATCTGCCTGCACAACTAAATTATTCGATTCAATATTATCTAATGTGAAAAAAGTAGAACCAGGTGTACGAATACCCATAGCATTCGTTGATTTCGGGTCAGTATCATCTTGATGCCATGATTTCTTTTCCCCATTAACTGTAGAAAGGAAAACAGTGGTTCCTGCATCAAAAGTTCCTGTCCATCCAAAATACTCTTGAGTGACTACGTTATAAATTCTTGGATTTTTTACTACTGCATTACACAAAATATTAAGTTCAAAGCCAACTTCAAAATCTCCTTTGTTTAATATTTTTACAATCTGTCCTGGAGCAATTGTCGCAAAAGCAAAATCAGTTTTTATTGATAATGGAAATTTTAATTTATTATCATTTGATGATAAAGGAATGGATTTATTTCGAACGTTTTCATCTCGCCATTCAGGATCTAATGCTCTAAATTGAATTGACGATTCAGACGTTGATGCGCTACTATCTTTACTTCCCTCATAACCTTTTAATGGTTCTACATCAATACTATAAAGATTTTCACCAATACGAATATATAAAGTTCCTGCAAGTTCTGGGTTGATAATGGCCATCACTTGATGTTCTTTATCTTTCAAAGCCTCGTACGTTTCTTCTTTAATTGCAATTCCTACTGTCATATCCCTGTATGACAGCGAACTGGAAGTTTTACGCTGTCCAGATTTTCCAAAAATCTTTTGAGAACTAATTTCATTTTCTGGCGAACCAAAACCTTCATAGCTAGTTAAATAAAAAGGGCCAAAGCGGTCCAATTTTAATTCAACTCCCAACGTATTTTTATAAGAAATTTCCACATTTGGAAGTGTCGTCATTATTTCTCCTTTCTAAAAGTCATAAGCGGCTTTTTGCCATTGTAGTTGTTGTTGTCGTGCAATTTCACGTTCAGAAGGGTTTTCTTTCACAACAACAGTCATTGGAGCGTGTATCTCCGTTTTTGATTGTTCTTGATTTAAAGCATCGACTGGAATGTTTCCAGCTATTTTTTGAGCAGCGATAATATTTGAGTTGCTGCCAATGTTCAATGCAGAATCCCATGAATCGTTATTTAAGATATTAGTATCAATTTCATCAGTAATTGCTGATTGAATTTGTTTTGCTATCCCAGAAACATTTTTTTGAACAGCTTTAAAGTTTTCCATCAAACTGTCATTAAATCCACCCATAATAGCTTCACCAGCTGGAATTAGTAGTTTTCTATCATAACTAATTGGTCCTTTATGTTCTTTAATCCAATCAGCAATTCCACCTACAAATTTCTTTCCGGCTTCCCATGTGCTTTTAAGCCCACCGACAAATCCATCAATAATCGCACGACCAGCACCAGCTAAATCAATATTTCTTAAACTATTGAAAATACCTTTTATTCCATTAATGATTCCAGAAATTGTTGAAGAGGCGCCTGAAATAATCCCTGTTATTCCGTTCCACACTCCAGACATTACTGATCGTAAACCATTACCAGAGCCTCCTAAGCTACTAAAAAATGATTTGATTCCATTAATTGTGCCACTAATAGAACCACCTACAGATGAGATGATGGAGCGAATACCACTCCAAGCTCCTGATATCACACTTCTTAATGCTCCACCAGCTGAACCCAAGCCTGTAAAGATAGCTTTAGCGGTATTAATGATACCGCCAATACCACTTACAACACTAGATATTATTGATTTTATGCCATTCCATGCACTAGTGATTAACCCTTTGAGTGATGTACCAGCTGCCCCAAAGTTTGCAAAGAAACCAATTGCCGTACCAACCCATTGAGCCACAGTTGCTAGTACAGGCGCAAATTCTTGAAATTTAGCTAAAACGGCAGCAATTATTGGAGTAAGAAATCCGACTACAACACGAATAGTGTCAAAAGTTGCTGATAGTGCGAGCATTGCTCCTTTTAATACTCCACCGATAAATGCGCCTAATACTTGAAAAGCTGGCATTAATGCCCCTGCAATAACTGTTGCTAAAGGTTGAATTGAATTCCGCATTTTTACGAATGAATTTACTAAAGTATCTATTGATGGTCCTATAATACCCATCATTGTAGTAATACCAGTTGTAATTGCAGGTACTAATGCAGATATAATAGCTTGAATTCCGCTAAAATCAAGTCTTGAAATTCCAGAAGAGATAGTGTCAATCATCGGTTGCACGGCAACTGATATTGCTTCAAAAAGCGATGGTAGCTGTCCGAAAGCAACGCTTAAAGTTGAAATTACCGGCATTACAGCAGAAATGACATTAGAAAATAATTGTGGTAATTTGCTAAATACTCCCATAATTTGAGTACTGATTGGTCCAATTGAAGATAGTAAACTATCAAAAACTGGTTTTAAGCCTGAGACAATAGTTTGAAAACTTCCTTGTAGGGGTGATAATATCGAGCTGAACTTTGCAGTAAAGTCAGAGAACCCACTTCCAATCCCATTTCCTAATTGTGAAGAAAGTTCTTTTCCGGCTGCACTCACAAACGTCGAAATTGCTCCTGGTAAAGCCTTAAAAATATTTCCTACCATTGGAATAAAGTTCTTGAATAAGAATGTTGATGTTGTTGACGCCAACGCATTCAATGGTCCTTGCAAATCACGGCCTAGTGATAAGTTCCCCAAAACATTAGACATTGCAGCTTTCATTGAATTAAATGACCCACTAAATGTTGTTGATGCTTCTTTCGCAGTTGTGCCTGTAATGTCCATTTCTGTTTGGATTGCATGAATCGCTTGCGTGATATCTGAGAAGTTTGAAATATCATACTTTTGACCAGTAAGCTTTTGAGCATCAGTCAAGAGTCGTTGCATTTCTTCTTTCGTACCACCATATCCCAGTTTCAAGTTATCCAGCATGGTATAGTTCTGCTTGGCAAAACCTTGATAAGCATTTTGAATATCACCAACATTTGTACCCATTTTATTGGCATTATCAGACATATCAACAATTGCTTGGTTTGATAAATCTGCAGCCTTAGCTGTATCTCCGTTCAATGATTTAATCATTGATGCAGAAAAACCTGTTACAGTTTCCATATATGCATTCGCAGACATACCAGCCGTTTTATAACCTTCTGTTGCATATTTTTTTACTTTATCTGCATTATCTTTAAATAGAGTTTCGACCCCACCTAATGATTGTTGTAAATCAGCTCCTTCAGAAAGTGATGAAGAAATTAATTTACCAAGTGCTGCTCCTGTTGCTACCACACCAGCTATTGCGGCGACCTTTAAGGCAGAACCAATTTTTAGACCTGCGCTATTTCCTGCCGACTCAGCTTCTGGGTCTAATATCCCAGACATTGAACCTGATATTCCTTTGGCAGATGGCATAATTTGCACATAAGCTTGTCCTAATTCTGTTGCCATTAACTTCCTCCTCCTTTTTGAAATAGTTGCTGACGATATTTTTCAAAATCCTCACCAGAATGAAATCGGATTTTTCTATCAGTTTTTTCTTTTGGTTTATTGATGATATCGGTAACAAGTTTTGGCCTGTTCTTACCTTTCTGACCATCTTCTGTTTTAAACCATAAAGACATACTTAAACGGTCTTGAATCCCAGCTAAAAGAAGTGTATTAATTGGAAACTTTTGTCCACTCATCTTCATTTTTATCCTAGATTCTTCATTCAAACCTATAGAAAAAACAGCTATCTTTAGAGGAGATAGCTGTTTGTAATCGTAAATATGATAAATTTCTGCAAGGTCGCACATTAGTGCTTCTTCATCAAACTTTATCATTCTGGCAAGGAGAATTAGTTTTTTATTTTATTTTGAGCTGCAAAAATATCTTCAAGCGCTTCTCTGATTTTGTCAGTCGAAACAAGACCTTCTTCATCTCGAAGATAGTTTTTTAAATTTTTAGATTGATGTTCTCCCAATAAGAGATTTAACATTTTTGGTAACAGAAGAGGATTTTCATCAACTTCTGACAAAATTTCTACCAACTCGAAATTATTTAAACGTTCAGTTGTAATTTCATAACGAAATCCGGATTTTGTTGTTCCTTTTAACATATTTCTCGCTTTCTTTATTTAATATTTAGAGTTTTGCGTCCCCTACGGTGGCTTGACCGACTACGGGGTCATTAGTGTTAAACAGTTGTATCGAGTATGTAGTCGTAGTGAGAGTTGCCAGCTTTATCTGGTAAACCAGTAAGAGTAATCTCAAATCCAACAGCATCAGAGTCGTTATAAGAAATATCTCCAATTTCAGATACTTTCCCCTGTGGAATTACAATTCGCTTAAATACTCCATTACGTACTGTCATATCAATGACAACCGGATGCTCAATAAGTTCTTTTGAATTAGCCTTAACCGTAATTCCAGTTTTAAGGGTTCCGGTTACATTGTCAGCCCCATATACTTCTTTAAGTACTTCAACATTCAAAGCTTCAATCAGCGTATAGCTAAATGTATCTTCTTTTTCTGTCTGTACTGTAGCAACCGTATCGCCACCCCAAGCTTTGATACTATCAGATTTTGGTGAATTTTTATTTTTTAATCCATCTTCTGAAATATATCCCAACGGTTTAAAAGCAACATTTAGTGTTGTTCTTGCATCAGTTGGTAAAGCTGTACCTTTTGGCGCTGAGTAAATAGCACCATCAATTTTGGGCTTTGCAGTAGTTACATTTTCTACTTGTGCCATTTTAATCCTCCTAATAATGATTAATATCAAATACCGCTTGATAGCGGTATTCTTTAGTTTCTGTGTCAGTAAAGTTGTAATCACTGTTCAGTGATACATTACTAATTTCATTTAGTTCGATTAGCCGTTCTACAACTTCTTTCAATTGTTCATTTAGCTTTGCTGCTTCATACATAGAAGGAGCATAGCTCTGAAAAGCAAATGTTGAAGATAAAAGATGATTACTCTTGCTACTACCTGTTTTTTCAAACAAAACATAGCTTAATGGCATCTCTCCTTTTTTCTCCAAAAAAGACGATACCGATAAATGAGTATCAAGAAAATTTTTAATAATAATCTCAATCATTTAACGCACCGCCTTTAAAATTGTATTGTTTTTCATGTTGTCACGCTTTGCTTGATAAGTTTCGGCAAATACCATCGCATTAGCACGATTTTTACCAACATGCATATCTTGACCATAACCTGGTCCACAACGCTGTTTAACAGCAGATGCTTTTTCTTTAAGAATTGCTTGCATTTCCGGTGATTTCATCATACTAGCAACTCCACTACGATTTAATTTGAATAGATTTTTAGCCATAATGTTCCACCGTCACTTTCTTGTTCCAATCTAATGGAATAAGTTCCTCGATTCCTTCAAGTGGTTCTCCAAAAGTCCGCCACGTTTTACCAAAGAATCTAACTTTTTTATTTTCCCAATCATGAGTATCCTTTTTTGGAATAGCTAGAGTATAGATTGCTTTTTTTCCTGTCAAAGTAAGCTGATTAACAATATCATCCGATGAGGTTGGGGAAACCAAGACGTTATTGACCACGATTTCCTTATCTTCATAAATTGGGTTTCCAAAAGGGTCTTTTCCTGTTTCTACTTTGTCAATCAAAGTCACAGCAATTCCCTTAATCATTCCCATAAAAATCAATCACCCCAAATCTTTGTTTTTTTAGTCCTAAACGGCTTAATTCAGAATTTTTTATGAATAAACCACCTCCAGGAACAAGATATGAGCCAGAAACAGAGTAACCAAGTGCACTCTCTGTTGTCTGAGTCATGGGTTCTTGATCAGTTGATGTCATAAGCGTTCTAGCAACAATATCTACCGTAACTGACTTTACAACACTTGAAAAATAAGAAGGTTTTTCAGAAATCATTACATCTAAATCCCTCCCCACTTTATCAGCTTCTTCACGTAAGGTATCCGAGACAATTTCAAGCAACTTTTCAGCTCGTTCTTTTTCATCTCCCTTTAATGGGCGCCATAGCATCGTTAAATCATCAACTGTAGCAAAAGGATTCATATTACTCCTTTCCTTGCTCCATCATCAAATCATAAAGCACTTGTTTGTTTGCACGTTTATCATATCTAATACCGAAAGCATCAAGTTCTTGCATGATTTGATCTTTAGTAATCCAGTCATAGTTCCCATCTACATTTGATTCTTCCACAACTTGCTCTTGTTCAGCTTTTTTGGAGTCTGCATCATTAGCTTGGATATCTACAACAGCTTCTTTCGATTCATTTTCAAGTACCCAATCTCCGCCAGAAATTTTGAAATCTGTGTCGATTGTAGCTTTAGTTAATGTATTAAAGTATCTCATTTAATACCTCCTTATTAATTAGCTTCAGTTACCCGAGCAAATTTAGTAGCATCAAGGATACCCCAACCAAGGAATAATTCAGCACGGATGTAAACTTGGTTATATCCTTTAAGGTCAAGACCTGAGTTGTCTGGGTCACCGTATTGGATAACTTCGAGTGGTACTTCTTTCGCGTAACCCCATTTAAAGCCGTTAGCAAAATCTCCGATGATGGCGCGGTCTCTTTGCGTCAACGACATATCAGATACTGTTTTATTGACATCTACTGGCAAGCCGTTGATAGTGTCAGGTGTTGCACCCCATTTCAATTCAGGGAAAAGTGCATTTCCTTGCAAGTCTTTTTGCTTAGCGAGGGCTGAACGGAATGATGGATTGATTGCAATACCAGTTACATCAGCATCAACACCAGTTAACAACTCTACCGCATTTTCAATAGCGCCGTTAGGGTCTGCAATGCCTCTTGGAGCTTCAACTTTTTGCGTAACTTTAGAGTCAAAGTGGTTTGTCCCAATAACAGCCGATGCTGTCCCCAACCGCGGATTTACACCGTGAAATGCCATTAAGTCAATACCACGAGCAACTTTTTTAGCAAAACCGTCATTAAACGCCTGCAAGATGTTAATTTTTTCTTCATCTGATGCGTACATAAATTCGTCTGAAATACGTGCACCGTATTCAACTTTGATTGGTACCATTGTTTGTGGTGCAAGTGTTACTCCGCCGTGAGTTTTCTTACCGCTTTCTGCTACGACATCAATTTCTGAATCCATCGTAAATGTGAAAACTTTTTCACCGTTGAACGGAATAGGTTTTTGAGCTGACAAGCGTGCGATTGAGCTTTTTCCAGCTACTTTGCTGATTAGGTCTGTGACCAATTCTGGGTCAAATAATGTTCCTTTGTTTAATACCATGTTTTATTCTCCTTCTGTTTTTAGTCCATCGACTAATTTACGATAAGCTCCATCTTTTCCGTCACCCAAATTTGGTTCAACATCTTTAAGTGGGGCAGGTGGAGTTTGTGGTTTAATGAATCCGCTGAAACGTTCAGCATCAGCTTTAAGTGATTCTTCATCATCGCCTGAAAGTCGGTCAGCCAAATCTAATGGCAAACCAGCTTTAATAGCAATAGATTGTTTGAGTTGAGTTGTTTTGTAACCACTGATTTGTTTTTCATAATCAGCTTTTTCTTGTTCCCAAGATTTTGATTCTTCAATAGTCGCTTGATATGCAGTGTTATCTGCTTCAAGTGCAGCAATTTTAGTTTTGAGTTCATCATAATCAGCAAAATTAGCTTCAATTGTTTCTTTTTGACGTGCCAATCTTGTTTCAATGATTTGGTTTAACTCTTCTTGCGTTTTTGGTAAATTGTTTTCTGACATAGTCAAATCCTTTCTCCTGCTTGCCCGGCAGTTCGGTAATTTTTGGTACAAAAAAACGACTTAAAAAGTCGTCTAATACCGTATTTGTTGTTTTTTCTTCAGCTTGTTATTGCTACAAGCCCAATGCGCCAACAACGCACTGTCCATTAAACTGATATCCATATCATCAAATTGTGATTTGTATCCAAATCCACCACTAGTACCGATATTTCTCTTGTCACAGTTAGTGACTACAGTAGAAAGTGAAGGTTGTCCAGAATGGCAAAAGTTTTTTTGAAAAATCCCTTGTTCCCATAGGGAATTAGCATTGATAATTTCTTTTACAGTTGGTAGTATCGGTTCTTTCAATTTGAAATCTTTCATTTCACTCGTTAAGATACTTTGACCACTTTGACCATCAATAACAACTTTTTCAACATCTGCTTTCTTTAAGAAATTAATAATCCATTGGTTGCCATTCCTTATGGACTGACAATCGATTGTTTCAACAAATACCTTTCCTGATAGTGTTTTAACCGCAATACTCATTGCAACATTTGCACCATCATTCCCATACTTAATACCAACAAAGAGCTTCCCTTTGATAACTGGCAAACGATTAACCTTGAGCGCATTCCATTCTTGTTCTGAAATGACTGATTTCTGGTTATATTTTGGCCAATAACCAAGACGTTGAACATTATGGTCCAACTTATCTTCACCAAGTTCGGCTTCGATTTTACGTTCGTTTAAGTGATAGCCCATAGATGGATTAGAATTGTACCAGGCTTCGACATCATGAATGTCCTTGACATCTTCAACCGACCACTCCGCCCAACCTGAATACTTTGCTTTCCCAGCTAAGGTATTATCTCGATAATTTGTAAAAACAGTTCCACTTGATACTGGTGTTGGAGGTGTTCCACACATTATAGTCATTGGATTATCACTGTCAGTAACAGTATATTTCAATGCTGATTCTTGCTCGGTAGTATATTCCTGAGCTTCATCAATGAATAAAATATCAAATCCTTCTCCAAGACCACCACTTGATGTTCTTGTTCTGAACTGAATTACTCCACCAGACTCAATTAATTCCAATCTTTCTTGCCCTTTAGCTTTGATAGATTTGAAATCTTCTCCTTCAACATAACCGCTATCTTCAAGATATTTTTTTAATTTCTCATAAGATGAGTGGGACGTACTAATTCGGTGTGCTGTATGAAGAATGCTTAAGCCTTGTTCAAGCGCCCATAATTCAAGGATATATACAATTTCTGTTTTACCATTCCGCCGTGGGATTGAATATCCAAACTTTTGGTGTGTCCATAAACCATCTTCATCAATGGCCATAATCTCTTTCAAAAGGTTCTTCTGCCATGGATAACACTCATGTTTAGATTTTTCGTAAATCTCAATAGCTTCTTGATATTTTGTTTCAGTAAATGGAAGTATTACCGATTGAGTAGGATACTGATTGCCAAATCTTTTTTCAGCAGTCATGTTACTCCTCCTTCAATCTAAATGCATGATAACCCTATCGCTGGGATGAGTTATTTTTTACTTTTTAGATTCAAATTCTTACGTTCAGCAATCTTTGCATCTTTATCTGGGTCAACCCAGTTTTTAGACCAAACATCTTGACGCTTTTTATCAATATCTCTAGGGTCGTATTCTACTGTGCAACGGCAACGCTCATGGCGATGATACACATCGCTTGGAACATTAGGATAATCGTATGAACCTGCCAAATTTCTACACCAATCGCATGCTTTACCTACTAACTTTCGTACAATTTTGGGTTTTAAACCTGCTTTTGCTTGAAAATCAATATTTTTCTTAAGCGTATCATCAACAACACTCTGGCTAAATGTTACTATTGGCTCTTTCAAAAGCCAAAGTATTTTTTCAAAATCATCTTCACTAGAAATACGGTTAACAATGCCATCAATTCTATCTTGGTTTAATTCTGGTACTTGTGATTTTAATTTAAATCCAGCTAATTGATTAAGTTCACTTTGAACATCCGTTGAATACCCTGAAATTAAATCAAAATTTTTCTTCAATATGGAATTGAACAATCTATCTGCAATGTTGAAATACATTTTTCCGTCAGGTAAAACATCTACTGTTACATGAGTTCCCAAAACATCAGATAAAATTTGACCAACTTCAATACCAAATTCATTTGCTTGAATATAAGTTGCTTTTTTATTTTTTAACAATTCCATCGATCGCTTCAACTTTTTACTATTTGCTGCTCTTTCATCAAAATCTTGATTAATTTTTTCTAAAAGAGGTGGTAAAATATCTTCCATTATTACTCACCGCCTATAAATTGTGGTATTGTTGCTCATTTAATAAAACTACATAACGACCGCTTTCACCGTATTTGCCATGATGGAATGCACAACCACAAGAAATGAGATATTTAACAATCAATTTATGGATAATCTTCCGATATAATCTAATTACTTTCTTTTTCATCATTCGCCACCCTCTATTCCAGTTAAATCACGAATGGTATCTTTATTGATGAACTCAGGAATTGCTTGATTGAGTTTAATAGCACCATCTCCAATTAAACTTAACATACTTGCATCAGCTTCAAATAATGGTTCCCATTTCGGTTTTGTTTTTCTGAACTGTTCTCGCAAATATGGAGCATCATCACGCAAACATGCTGCAAGATAAGCTACATTTAGTAATCCTGCTCCCAAACTTCGTTGAGCTTTTCTACCAGCCAATCTTAAATTTTCATGACTTGCCTTAATTGCTTCAACCGATGATGGATTATCAGATACGAATCCTAAATCATCAAGAGTTAACCCAGTTTCACCAGCGAAACCAGCAGCTGCAGTTCTAAGTTGTTCAGTAAATGGCGACATGCTTGGTTGAGTAAATTGTCCAAGAGTTGGTTTATCGCCATCCTCGTCTTTTGTAAATTGCAACATGCTTGAAACTGTTGCTTTCCAAGTTTCCATTGGCTCCGCATCATCACTCAATCCAGTTACATATTTTTGAGGGAAAGAATAAAACTCAGCTGTTACATCAGCTCTTTCAAGGGTTCGTTTTGCATTGCTTTGCCAATACATTCCTGAACGTGTGATACGAGAACGCCCAAATGGACGAACTGCATCAGGACGGTGAATGATAGGCACTAACAGTGGATGACCTGTTGGATTAGCAATCGAAATATTATTACGTGAATCACGATAATAATAATCTGTTCTATCAGGCAAGAAATGAGCTTCAAGAACAACGTTATTGTTTTCATCTCGTTCTAAAACTGCATATCCCTCTGTCAGTAATCCAGTAATTGGGTCAATGATTCCTGTTGCATTGACCGCTTCAATAACTTGAAGTCGTACTGCATCATTTTCACCTTTAGAAATATAAGTAAAGCTACATGATGCAATAAGTGATGACAAAACAGCACTATCAAAAAATATATCAGGATTATTTTCCTCAAAAATTTCATTTACTGTAAAGTCATCATTTTCAAATTCTCGAAAAACAAGACGGTCTGCAAGACTATCAACTCCTTTTGCACACCAGCCTAATATTGAACGATATTGTTGGCTTAATGCTTGTGGAATTGTAATCCCTTTGAATCTATCAACATATTTCATCGCATATTGATCATAGCGCATTTCTGCTCTTCGTTTATGAACAGATAGCTTAAATCTCAGGTATCCAATACCTTTTTCAGTCAATTTTTTGCTCCTTTCTAAAGTCGCGTGAGAAAAAATGTACAGTGACGGCGTGAAGTACGAGCTGACCCAGAGGGAGGGGGATATGCCCCCATAGTTTCTCTCCTAAGCTCTTTAAATTATTTTTAATAATATTTATCATCAATAAATTAAGATACATAAGAAGACCAATCACGGCTTTGTGGTAAGTTACGATTACCTAATACCTTTGGTTCTTCTTGCTTCACATTGAATAGCTTGTCAGACTTCTGGCGGTTGCAGGTCCAATGAGCAAGCTGTAAGTTATCCATCGCTGAAGGATGACCACCTTTATTAATTGGAATGATGTGGTCAACAACTGGACTCAATGGATCAGGAGCTTTCAATCTCTTATCGATTGGCTTGCCACATATTCCACAAGTGTTCTGTGTCTTTAAAAGAATCTTTCTATTCTTATCAAAGGCTACACGATGCGCACCAGTACGGTCAGCACGTAATACCATGGGAGGTCACCTCACTTTCGCCACACAAAAAGCCAACAGAATATATCCGCTGGCTTTATTTGTTTTATTTGATGATACTATAATACAACATTTATCTTGTCAGTTTTCGCCCAAAAGGTGACAAATTACCAGAAGCCGTCGCATATCTCATCATACTTCTCAAGTATTGCTCTTCTCTTTCTAAAGTATTGGCGCTCAGTTATGTGACACTTATCAGCTATCTCTGGTACTGTATAACGTTTACCAGATAACCAACGGTAGTGGAATACCAATTGCATATCTTCATCATCTCCAAACCAATCTTGTAACTCATTGATTCGGTTCTTAAACTCATATAGACTTTGGAGTTTACTGTCAGCATCCCATTTCATAACCATATCTTCTACTGGCTTTGAGACTATACTTGACCTACCGCCACCTACATTATTATCATGTGATTGCTTAACTTCTAACTCATACTTACGATACTGAATAGCGTGGTCAATTCGTTGACACATAAAGAGCTTCTTCTCTATAGCTTTCAAGTCGCTGTCAGTAAGGTTATATCTTCTACTCATAGTGTCTTAACTCCTTATATTTATGATATAATAGTAGTTAAGAAATCTGTTTTAAAGCCCGTTCCCAGCGGGCTTTTTTTATATTAATCTGGCATTAATACATCTTTAGATTCATCATATTTTGTAAAATGTTCTTCAATATCTCTGTCTGTAACTGGAATACCAACCAACCTTACAAATGCTCTGCTAAGTGGATTTTGTTTATAAACATCGCTATTATATTTGTCTAATAGATGTTGTTCAAGTTTTAATGCAGCTAACTCTTTGCTTGTAGCTTCTTGATACATAGTGAGAGTCTTATTATGATTTGTATTCACTTCATCTTTTGAATAATACTCACTGAATGTGACTGTATAAAGGCACTGTCCTGTGTCACTGTCAATATCAGCGCCAATTAAGTAATCTACAGTTGTAGATAGACATTCTGCTATTTTAGTCAGCTCAAACAGTTTGACTCTTGTCTTTGCATATATTATATTGTTGATGCGATAACTTTTAATACCTGTCTTTTCTGACAGTTCACGTAATGTCATATTACGCTTCTTGTTAATGCGCATTGCAATATCAACATAAAAATCATAACCAATTTTTATTTCATCAGTATTATATATTTTAATCATGGTCTACCTCCCGGTATATCTTCAACGTAGCATTTCATATCTGCACCTAACCCAATAGGCGATACATCAATAGCTGAAACTGTTGTATTTGAGGGACGTAAGCTTTTGCCAATATCTATAAAAGCTTTTCCTATAGCCATTGATATGTTTGATACAGCGATTTTGATACCATTGAAAAGTTTGATGAAAGTCTCAATATTTGGAGCATACCTCTTAATTAACCTATGCTTAATCCTCAACCATTTAATTTGCCGTTTTTTAGTTGCTTGTCTTTGTTTCTTCCAACTTGATTTCATCAATCCCTCCCCACCAGTCATTGACCAGCGATATTAGTTTGTCGGTATTTTTCCATAACTTTTGGATATTTACTAACAAATTTTAATTGTTCTTGATGTAAACGATCGGACCAATGAAAAAGTCTATCAATTTCTGCTAAAGCGCTCAACTTTTGGTAGATCTCTTTAATGTAAAACTCTGCATTTCCTACTGATTTCCAATATGCTGATGTTCTCACAGAGTCCCCATTTTCAGCAAGTTTATGTGCGTTAATATCCGCATTTTCTTTTTTCGTCATCAGATTATCAATTTCTTTGAATATAATCTTTAATAATTTCACTTGATAGTTTTGTACTATTTTTTCTGTTGTTGTCATCTATCCCCTCCAATCGCTGCGAGTGTTTTTTCTAAATAAGGCAAAATCCAGTCTGTTTGAATAGTTCCTAAATGCCCATCATGTTTAATCGTTCCAATAACATGCTCGATATACTTTTTCGCAGCGTTGAGCTGGGGTTGGCTATGTTGCGTTTGTTGAGATAATCGTGCTACCTCGTTTCTTAATTTCAAGTTTTCAGCCCTTAAAATTCCAACTTCGTGTTCTAATTCACTCATTTTTTCACACCTCCCCAGTGCTACCAAAGTATTTACTCGTTATCTCTTTCCATACTTTGCACCTTTTTATATTATTTATTGCGCTTTTAGTAACTCCAAACATCAATGATATTTCATACATTGAAAGCTCTTTTTTTAATAAAAGTTCGCAAATTTTTTCTACATCTGTTTCGTTCAATATAGCAGCAGGATTTTTAGATCCCACACCTTTATTTTCTCTAATTGAACTGTTTTTAGAACGTCCTATCCATTCTAGGTTTGAATAGTGGTTATTTAATTTGTTACCGTCAATATGGTTAACCGTTGGGTCTTTGATATGTTTTTCAGGAAGCCCTACGTATGTTACTATCACTAAAGTTGCAACTCTTGTAAAGCAGCTATTACCTCTTTTACCACCAGATAATGTTAACGATAAATAACCATCTTTATCACGTTTTGGCTTTAAAAATCCATTTTTATATTTTGAATAAACATTTCCGAACTCATCTATTTCATAAAGTCCATGCTTAATGTTTTTATAAATTAAATCTTTCATTTACTAGCTTTCTAGCTTTTAATGCTTATCAGTTGAGCCAAATCCGCCTGTACGCTTTCCATTTGCGTTGTCATCGTCTGTTGTAAGGTATTTGACAAATACCCCTTGCATTATTCTTTGACCTTTAGAAATGGTTACAGGCTCTTTTGAGATGTTCATAAATAAGCCTTTAAATTCTTGCGGATAGTAATCTGAATCGATAATTCCTACTGAATTAATCAATGCAATGCCACGCTTAACTGGATTACTTGAACGGTCGTATAATTTCAATACTTCATCATCACCAAGTTGAACAGCTAGACCAGTGCTTACCATTTTAATTTCATCAGGTTGAATCGTAACTGTTTCACTTGCTGAAATGTCATATCCTGCGCTATGTTTTGTCGCTCGTTCTGGAATAGTCGCATTTTCGTCTAGTTTTTTAAATCCTCTTGTCATTCTTCGTCCTCCACAGGCACAAGCTCAATGAGTGGGTTAATCCATTCCCAAATATTATCAAACTCATATCTAGCTTCAATCCACTCTTCTGTAGTTTGCGTCGTCTTATAGCCAAGTTTATATAATTCTTCGGCAAGTTCAGGATTAAATTGATGAGTAAACGTCCGATAAAGAACACCACCCATGATTTTACTTAGTTCTGATTTTGTAAAAGATGGTATGAATTCAGAAACTTTCCAACCGATTACTTCTCGCTCTCCCCAATCATCCAACCCTTCTCCATATACAGGGTCATCACTATACGATTGCCATTCGCTTCTATCTCCGCACCACCAAATTCCTTTATGATTATTAGGAGATTTCAATTTCACATAATATTTTTTCTCGCTCATTCTTGCACCTCCACAGGCACAAGCTCATAGCTCCCAGTTTGCATGCTGTCGATTTCTTGCTGAGTGAAGGTTATCTTCCATGCAGTGCCAATAGAATGCGCAAGCGGGTCTTCTCCATTCCAAAAGAAGTATCTATCCTCATTTTTAAATTGATTATCTTTCGCAAGGAATTGTCCAGTTAACTCATCTCTCAAATAGAACAGCTGCGGTTTTTCGACCCTGAAACCAATGAGCAGAGCAGTTAACCACGTTTTTTGATGATTATCAATCCAATCTAATTCCTTTTGATGTATAGGATAGCTTGCTGTATAGTTAATATGCTTTCCATCTTCAGGGGTACCAAAGGTATTGATTAACTTACCAATGAACTCAGGCACGACTGGCAGGGCTTGCTGTGGTTTTGCGTTACTTAGTTTACTTTCAAGATAATTGATATATTCATCTCGTTCTTGAATACACTTGTGAGCTTCCCTATTTTTGTTAGTATAAAACTCTACGGCATTGCTTAGTAAAGGCTTGATACTATCTTGAGTGATATTGCTAATCGGTCTTTTCATTTCTTTAGTCATTTTTCGTGTCCTCTCTTAATAATTCAGGTAATTTTGGATTCATCTAGCTGCTCCTATAATCCTAATTCTTCTTTTCTTGAGTTTTCGATTGCCATTTGCGCTCTGATATTTCTTCGCAACCTACGTTCTTCTTTTGTTTCGTGTTTTCTACGTTCTTTTTCTTTGCGCTCATCTATGCTTAAATCATAATTTCTTTGCGTGTCAAGTTGAGGGAAACGTTTTTTAGTTTCTGTTTCGTTAAAAACGGCATATTTCACAGTTCCAATTTGGTCATAATCAAGTTTTCCTTTAGAGATCCAAAAATAAACGTTTTGCTTTTTAACATGAAATTGTTCTGCGAGTTCGTCTGCTGTCCCCGTACCTAGTAAACGCCCTGATTGATAAACAGAGTAGACTTTTTTAGCAATTCCTTTTTTACCCGGACTTTTTCTGACTGGTGGAACTTCATCAGAATTTTCATATCCGAATGGTACTGCGTGTTTCAATGGCATTCTTTTACGCAATGGCAATCTCCCTTTTTTAACCCATGTATCTACCGTTGCCAACGATACTCCGTACTTAGCTGAAAAACTTTCGCGCGACCCTTTAGCCACTAATTTTCCGTCAACAAACAAAGAATAGCCTTTCGATTTCTCTGTTTTACTCATTTTTTTCTCCTAATTTTTTAATTTTTTCGTGAAACTCAGCTTGCATTTCCTGATTAAACTTGCTTTGGCTATCTAATTCAAATTCTTTTTTGTTTTGCTCACTCGATATATTTTGACTAGCAAGTTTACTGATTCGCCTAGCTTCATTTTTTGTGTCGTAATATCCCATATTTAACACCTCATATTTTAGCTTCTACGCGCTTTTAGCTTGTTCGCGATAAATTATCCATGAAACGGTTTAAGCGCTCAATGTAACCGTAATTTTCATGAATTAGAGCTATTACAGTTCTATTTGTTTATCTTTGGTCAATTCTTCAAGTATTTTGTATAATTCTCCCCACTTCATTTGCTTTGAATGGTTGTATTTATTGCAAATATCTAAGTAAAGCTGAGAAAGTTCGTGATTGTACTTAGTTCGACCGCTGATTTTCACAGATAACTCTTTGTGGTTAACGTTTAAATTATTATTTCTTGCCAATCCATACAGCTTTTTCAAAGTGTTAAAATTTGTTTTAACCATGGTTTATACCTCTGTAATTTCAATTTCTATTCTGTTTTTCTCGTCATTAACCTTTTTAGCTTCAAGCCATACAATCTGGCTGTCGTCACTGTAATAACGCAACTTAGTCATATAATCTTGTAAGTTCTTCATAAGATTGTCTAAGTCAGGTCTGCTTGTTTTCCATTGCCACCAACGCTTTTTTTGCTTGATAGCGTAGAAAAAAGTAACAGATAGCTTCAAAGGAACGTTTTTTTCAAAGCACTCTTTCGGTTTATTTTTCATGAGTTGAGCTTTAAGACTGTAGTTGTTTGTTCCTCTACGGTCATAGAATTGAAGTTTACCCTTCACTTTTTTAATGCCTTTTTGCTGCTGAGTAGTTGGCATTTTATCCAATTCAAATTCAAACTTCACTTGCTTATCCAAATCTAGCAATTGCAGGAATTATTCCTGAATCTGTCAGTTCTTTATTTTTTTCAAAAAATATTTCGGTTGCTTTTTCATTGTCAACACCTTTAACTTTTGCGATAAAAGTGATAGGACTTAATACTGTTTCCTCTTCATAAGCTTTTTCAACATATCTGCAGTATTGTTTATGGGTAATCCCAGAAATAAAGCTACGGTAATATTCTGATAGCCCATCATCAAGAGCACGTTTTTTAAGAGTCCAAGCCATTCATATATTCCTCGAATTCTTCCGTTGTCATTGTTTCTTCGTCTTTTTCAAATCTTTGATTAGACCAGTCAGGAGCTTTTTTGACTGGCTTTTGCTGCTGAAATTTATTCTGGTTGTTTTGAGATTTATTTTGAAAGCTCACTTCCTCAGCTTTTGCCTGCTCAAGTGTTTTTATTCCTGAACGATTCCAAGATTTTAGAATACCTTGTGCATAGGCGTACTCACGTTGTCTTTTTACCGCTCGTTTGACTGCTTCAATAATTAGCTCAAGGCCATAATCTTTTAAATCAGCTTTCAAATCATCATAAAGAATTGGTTTTACTATTCCAAAGTTTGTTTGATAGAGTTCAATTAGATTTTGAAAATCAGATTTTTTTGAAGTAGCTGTGCTTGCTTCTACTTCTTTATCTATCTCTTTCTCTATCTCTATCTCTAACTCTAACTCTGGTGTACTTTTGTCGTACATTTGTACTAACTTTTGTGTATCATTTGAAACTAGACCTTTTTCTTTATTAATTTTAGAACGATAAGCCTTTATCCTATCAGCCTCTGTTGTTGTTTTTCCGATAAAGTTTTGAATATCTAGCATATAAATTGCTCCATTATCCATAACTTCAACTAGGCCTAAATCAACAAACGCTTTAAGAGCTTTTTCAACTACACCGACTGGATGACGTACAATAGTAGAAAGCATTTGAGGGTTGAAAGGTATTCTTTCATTGAACATTAACCGTCCTTCATACTTTAAACTTCTTAGATAAAGCTTCAGTAAGATGTTACTGTAAATAATCCCATCTCCGTTATCCATGTTTTCTAAGATAATCATTTCATCAGAATCAAAGAAGTTTTCTTTTAATCTCATGTAGTAATACTTCTTGTTATCTGCCACATCCTCTCCTTCCTATAGATTTATTCAATATCATTAAGCAGCTCTACTGCTGTGTCGTAATCGCAATCATATTTTTCCATGATTCGTTTTATCATGTATTCATCATAGATCATCTTGACCTCCTACCGCAAAAGCGGGAGCAGTTGAAAGCTTGCTCAGGCTGACTAAATACGAAACCACCGCCCAAGGTAGTCTTGCTTAAAGTTGAATTATTTCTAATTCTACTGCATAGGATTAGTGAGGACTGCAGTTTGCTCATAGGTTAAATGTTTTTAATTTTTTCCCATACTGGCACTTCTTTGATTCGGCCACCACTTTTTTCGATGTCTTTTTTCCATTCGTCTTTAGCTTCGATATCTCCAAATTTAATATCAAATTCTACTAGAATTACCGCATGATATATTTGTTCTGGTTCTTTATATGGTGGTTCAGAATGTGATTGAGAAGCTTTTTTATCAAATTCTTCTTTAACATGTTCAACTACTTCTGGTTGAGATAATGCTATTGCGTTTTCTTGGCCAACATGAGAGGGCAGAGCATTAAATGATTCTTCAAGTTTTCTTGTTTCGTATTCTTGCTGTTGTTTTTCAAGTTCAGCTTGTCTCTGTTTTTCTGCCTCTTTTCGCTTTTCCTCAGCTTCTTTACGTTGCTTCTCAAAAAGAACATCTTCGGTAATTACTGCCATTATTTCACTGACAGTTTTTCCACTATCAAGCATTCTAATATACGGTGTACTAGTTATATTGTTTCCGAAACAAAAGTCTGAAATACTTTGTTTTGCAGATTTGTATTCAGCAATCTTTTGCTTTTCACCATCAATGACATAAGTAATAGAATCAATAAGCTGTTTTTTAGGATTAATATCATTAAAGTTTGATGATTTGGCCCAATCATCAACAAAGTTTTCAAAGATTCGTGAATCTACTTCTGTGTCTGTTGTCAGTTCAACCAATAATTCATGAACAACTTTTTTTCTTGATTCTTTTTGTTCAGCTTCAATATCTTTAATTCCAGAATCAATTTGAGAAATAGCCTGATCTAATACTGCTACAGCCTTTTTGAACCAAACTTCAAACTCCGTTAAAGGTTGGTTATACTCCTTTTTGATGCGAATTTTTTCATCATTCAAGGATTTTGAAAGTTTCCGTAGCTCTGCACGAGTTTTTTTATCATCTACCATTGATTCAACAGTTACAAGCCGGTTAGAGTTTGCTTGAGCAATTGAATTAATTTGCTCTTCAAACTTTTCACGGTCTAAGACTTCAATTTTTGCTGGTTCAAACGTTACATTAAATTCATTCATTTTAGAAATCCTCCGCTGTTATTTCATCAATCGCTTCGCCAATTTCTTCAACAAATTCTTTTTGAGGTTGAGCTTTTTCTTTCAACTCTTCAATCTTCCTTGCTGCGTAGTTTTCTTTATCAAAAGACTCGATTTGAGCACGATCAGGCTCTTTAACTCCATTCACTTCACGAGGTTCTTTTTCTGGCTCAGGATACTCTTCTTCTCCGTAAGTTCCAGAAAACTCAGCAGGAAATGCCATTCTTAACGCTTGACTTTCGGCTACTTTTCCAAGCATGGTACATGGTTTATTGGTCCACATACTATTTGGTTGTCCATTTTTCATTTGAACATATTCATCATAAGAGACTGCAACATATACTGGTATTTCTGTATTCTTTAGATGAACTCTTGCCCATGCACCAACTAATTCTTGGTCTTTAGTTTTGAATGTTCCTTCATTATGTTCCAGAACTCCATCTTTATTTAGAACAATTACTCCTACTTCGATTCCCGCAAAATTAGGATTTTGAAATGCACGTTTTCGATAAAAGTCACGAGATACAACGATTTGAGCGGCTGCCGAACCGTATTTAATGAAATATACCTCTTTCATGAATGGGTTCATATTTTGATTTCTACTGATCGCTAATAGCATTGCAAGTTCTTCATCGCTTGCTTGACCACCACCTTTAAGAAATTTTTTAACCGTTGCTGTATTAAGATTTTTTGCATCATAAATATCAATTTCATTTGCCATTTTTAAATTCTCCGTTTCTTATTTTTGTTGAAACGTGATATAATCTAAGTGTAAAATTAAGACACATCACGTCTTAGTCCGCATTCCCGTGCGGGCTTTTTTATTTTGTCAGTTCAACCGCTGCTTTATAAGCATTTGACCATTCATAAAGCTGAGGGATGAGCGAATGAAGAAAATCTTTTGAGTAAACTGAGAGTTTTTCTTTATAAAATTCGACTGACTCTTGATAAACTATTTGTCCAAGATGATTAATTGTTTTTTCTTGATTTTTCATTTCATCACCGCCAACTTTTGACGAAATTCATCATTCTTGCGACGAATAATTAATTCTGTTTCGGCTGATTCAAGTTTTAAATATGCTTCAACCAGCAATTGATCTCTTGTACCAATCATTTGAGCTTGTGTTGCGATTGTAGTTGACATTTGGTCAATCAATGCCATCAACTCTTTAATATCTCTAACCGTATTATTATGGTCAGCAAGAATCGCACTTTCTTCTTTTGTCTTAAATCCAAGCATTTTATTTACTTCCTCCTGAAAACTTCTGATAAAATTCTTTATTTATAAACTCCATCATTTCTTTAAACTTAAACGACCAGTTATCTCCTTTACCATTTGGGTAATATACCCAACCTCCGTTTTCAACTGATATTCTTTTTCTTAAATCAGGTTTTCTTAAAACTTTGGAAACTGTTGGAATACTACGGTTTGATTTTTCTGTAAAAACATCCATACCAACCCAACCGTCAAAGTCTTTTTCTTTAAGCTCTTGATATTCAACTTTATCTACAAGAATCTTATCTTCTGGAATTAAAACTGAAATAGTCGCTTGTACTTCAAGTGTTTGTTCCATGGATTTTCCTCTCTATTCTTCAAAGTCAAAACTGGTTTGTGAGTTCAATCCACGAATTTCAAGCGTTGTATTGAATGATGGTTGCCACATATCAAGATATTCTGTTGCTTCATCATAACGACTTAATGGAATATCGCTATATTTAACAACATCGAAGCGATTGTTCAAATCTTTATAAAACTCTCTGAATACCTTAGCTCCTAATTTCTTATGAGCATTTGAATATTTACCGCCAGTAAACATATAAACTTTGCTTGCTACTTTCTTTTGCAAAACTTTAGCTTTATTTGAAGGAAGCCCGAATCGGTCAGTCAAATCAAGAACTGAATTTTCGATTTGTTCGACTTTTTTATTCAAGTTCACGTTTCCTTGAGCAAGTAATGCAATTTGTTGTTCAGGAGTTTGCGGTAAAAGCTGTTGTTTGAGTTCTTTTTCAACTTCAATGAAATATTGACGGGCTTGTTTCCCTTTTTCGTTACGCTGAATCATGGAAATTTCTTTTGCCATGTCAATTTTGAGGGCATGGTCTTGAAGTTCTTGTTTAGCTAGGGTGTTAAAAACTTTACACCCCACAAAATCAATATTTTCAACAAAACCATATTTGAGCATGCGTTCAAACCACGTTGAGTATCGTTCTGTTATTTCTAAAAATTCATGTAGTTCACGACCGCTTACTACTTGGTCGTTATTTTCATTTTGTGTGATTGTAATTAATTGATTCATTTTTGAATCCTTTCTAACTAGCTTTCTCTAAACCACTTTTCGTGGACTTTTTGTCTAAAAAAATATCATCAATTCGTTTATTGAACTTGGAAGCAATCAAGAACATTTCTGCCCCCCACCAATCACTTTCTCCGAGTTCTTTTTTTCGATAAGTTTCTGGTGTTGTCCCAATAAGTTCTGCCATTTCTTTTCGAGATATTTTTTCGTCTGCTCGCAGAGCAATTAACTCTTTTTCTACTGCCATACTGGCTCCTTTCTGCCCCTCTAGGGCTTTTTATTTGTCAGTTCAACCGCTGCTTTATAAGCATTTGACCATTCAAATAACTGAGGTAATAAAGAGTCTTTGATAAATTGAACAGAAAAATCTTTTAACAGTTGTTTTTTGTACCACTCAACACTATGCTGCTGAATAGTCTCTCCGTAATGCGTGACTACTTGTTCCATTAGAACCTCCATTTGCCTGCGAGGGCTTTTTATTTGCCAAACTTGCTACTTACGTCGCGGTGGATACGTCGTGTACCGTCATTTGAGCCCGTTCCGTCTGCCGTACTGAATGCTCCATGATTGTTCGCTTGTTTGACTTTATGAGTTAATTATAGTCCACTTTTCGTGGTTTGTCAAGAAAAAAACGTCATTTGACAAAAAAAGTTTGCACAACGTGGTTTTTTCTTATATAATGTGTTTATGGAAATTGAACAAATCAATAAATATGTAGGTTCTAAAATTAAAGACTACCGAAAATCTTTTGGTCTGAGTCAAGAAGAACTAGCTAAAAAAATAGGAGTCGGAAAAACTACTATATCAAATTATGAGGTAGGCATTCGTTCTCCGAAGAAACCTCAACTGATAAAACTTTCAGAAGTATTTGATGTTGCAATTGACGACTTCTTCCCTCAAACCGATTCAACAAGGATGAATGTTTCTTCTATTCTATCCGAAATAAATAAAATAAGTTCACAGCTTGAAGAGCCAAGACAGAAAATTGTTTTAAACACTGCAACCAATCAATTAGATGAGCAAAACCAAGAAAAGAAAAAAGAATCTAAAGTGATTCCAATTAATAAAATACCTGATGATTTGCCACCGTATATAAGTAGAAAGATTTTAGAAAACTTCGTTATGCCTACAAACACTATGGAATATGAACCTGATGAAGATATGGTAGATGTTCCTATTCTTGGTAGGATAGCGGCTGGGCTTCCTCTTGATGCAGTAGAAAACTTCGACGGTACAAGACCAGTACCTGCGCACTTCTTATCTTCTGCTCGTGATTACTATTGGTTAATGGTTGATGGGCATAGCATGGAACCGAAAATTCCATATGGAGCTTATGTTTTAATTGAAGCTGTTCCTGATGTGAGCGACGGTACTATTGGAGCTGTTCTTTTCCATGATGATTGTCAGGCAACATTAAAAAAAGTTTATCATGAAATAGATTGCTTGAGACTTGTGTCAATCAACAAAGAATTTAAAGACCAATTTGCTACACAAGACAATCCAGCAGCTGTGATTGGGCAAGCTGTCAAAGTAGAAATTGATTTATAATTAAATATACGAGCAATGTCTTGATTCTCGTTAAAAGCTAGGTTAGGAAATATAAACATTATGAAAAATGGAAAAACTCCTAAAGCTAAAAAACCAATTTATAAAAGAATATGGTTTTGGATTGTTGTAGTAATCGTAGTAGCGGTTATTGGTAGCGCACTTGGAGGAGGAGGCAAAGGCAAAAGTGGAACATCAACTTCTACATCCTCAAGTTCTAAAATTAAAACAGCTGAACCTAAAAAAGAAACAGCAACCCCCATTTCTTTTGAACAAATGAATAAGGATTATGTATCTAACGGAGCGGCAGCTGATGATAAATATAAAGGTAAATTACTTGAATTTCAAGGTAAAGTATCGTCCGTTACTGCTAATCCATTTAAAGGTACAGATGTAACAATTGAAGCTGGCAATTTCACTGATAACCAATTTCAAGATACAAAAGCAAAAGTCAATGTGAATGATGAGATGGCAAAACAACTTACTTCTGGTCAAACTTATACTTTCCAAGCTAAAGGCGATGGTGTAATGATGTCTGACGGCTGGGTAATGTATTTAGATTTCAATAATGGTGTAGTTAAATAAACAAAAAAATCCGCTCAAGTTTGACGACAAGGGGCGGATTTAAACTATAAAATAGTATAAAGGCTTTTAACAAGCTTTTTACTATACCATTTTATCAGAAATGAGGTATAAAAAGCAAATATGGCTACATATCAAAAGCGTGGTAAAACTTGGCAGTATTCAATATCAAGAACAAAACAAGGACTTCCTCGTCTAACAAAGGGTGGTTTTTCTACAAAGTCCGATGCACAAGCTGAAGCAATGGATATTGAAAGCAAACTAAAAAAAGGATTTATTGTTGACCCCATTAAGCAAGAAATTTCCGAATATTTTAAAGACTGGATGGAACTTTATAAGAAAAATGCAATTGATGAAATGACTTATAAAGGTTATGAGCAAACGTTAAAATATTTAAAAACCTATATGCCAAATGTTTTAATTTCCGAAATAACAGCATCTTCTTATCAAAGAGCGCTAAATAAATTTGCTGAAACACACGCCAAAGCATCTACAAAAGGGTTTCATACTAGAGTTAGAGCATCTATTCAACCACTCATTGAAGAGGGACGACTGCAAAAAGATTTTACCACTCGTGCAGTAGTTAAAGGTAATGGAAATGATAAAGCCGAGCAAGACAAGTTTGTAAATTTTGATGAATACAAGCAATTAGTTGATTATTTCAGAAATAGACTTAATCCAAACTATTCATCTCCCACTATGCTGTTTATAATTTCAATTACTGGCATGAGAGCCAGTGAAGCTTTTGGCTTAGTCTGGGATGATATTGATTTTAATAATAACACTATCAAGTGTCGCAGAACTTGGAATTACAGAAATAAAGTAGGTGGTTTCAAAAAGCCCAAAACAGATGCTGGAATAAGAGATATTGTTATAGATGATGAAAGTATGCAATTGCTAAAAGATTTTAGAGAACAGCAAAAAACATTATTTGAAAGTTTGGGTATAAAACCGATACATGACTTTGTTTGTTATCATCCTTATAGAAAAATAATAACTCTCTCAGCTTTGCAAAATACATTAGAACATGCATTAAAAAAACTAAAGATTTCTACTCCACTTACTGTACACGGTTTAAGGCATACTCATGCTTCTGTTCTCCTCTATCATGGAGTTGATATCATGACTGTTTCAAAACGCCTAGGACACGCAAGTGTGGCTATCACACAGCAAACCTATATTCATATTATAAAAGAGCTAGAAAATAAAGATAAGGATAAAATAATTGAGCTGCTACTGGAGTTATAA